GCAGGTATGTCATCTCTTACTTCTTCTTGTGTTGAGCCTGATGGTACATCGTTACCTGATACAGGGTCTATAGTACCTCCCTGATCTCTAAGACCACCATCTTCAAACATTTCCATTTGATTATTTAATGCCATTTACTTCATCCCTCAGTAACTTTAATCTTTTCAGAATAGCCACTGCTCCTTGTGACCTATGCATGATAACATTGTTATCTGCTTGCTCTAGTATCTTATGCTGTTGCTCAATTAATAAGTCAACGTAACTATTGAAGCTGTTCAGGATTTGTAGGTTGCTGACCATTGGCTTGAGCTGGCTGATTATTTGCTTCTTGTTGTTGTGGTGGTTGTTGTCCATCTTGAGGTGTTCCTGAAAATCCTTGTTCTCCCGGAGCTGGTGCTACTCCTGTTCCTATTGTGCCACCACCTGCTCCAGTGGGGTCCATTGGGTTTGCTCCTGCTGGAGGTTGACCACCTTGAGGTGCTTCTTGTTGCATCCCCTTCATCAACTCAGCCTGTAGAGCAGCTTCATCCATATTGTTTGTAACCTTCTCAGGGTCAAGACCCATTGAGGTAGCAATCTCACGAATGACATATTGAAATTTAGCAAAGGGTGCTAGTGCAGGGCTACTTGCAACTTGTAAGAATTGCATAAGTCTCTGTGATCTAACTTCATTAGCCATTAGACTTTCAGTTCCCCTAGCTTTAATCTCTAAGTCACCTTTAATGCTTTTATCAAAGTCAAACTGCATATTAAATCTAAACAAACCTTCACCTAAAGGTCTTAGTAGATAGTCATCTACGTTTTTAATTACTGTCTTAACACTACCACTTGCTGCGTTCATCAACATGGAGATACCTGATGCAGTTCTACCTACCCCTGTAACTCCTGTTTGTCCATGTGAGAAAGAAGGTAATCCTGTACTCTCATCGGCAAGCTGTCTAGCTTTGTCAAATAACTGTAAGTTCTCTTGGGATACGTTTGGAAACTTAGTACCAAAGATAGCTTGACCCGGAGCACCACCCTGTCTCCTAAACACTTTACCCGGATACACTGATAAGTCTTGTCCGGGAACTAAGTTAGTCTCGTCTACTTCTATAAGTAAGTTTCCTGATAACACAGCATTGTCAACAGCCATTCTCATAAAGCCATTCATTAAAGTCTGTGTATCATCCATGTTCTCAGCTATACCTACACCAAAGAATGAATATGGGTTTAACTCATATGGTGCAGCCATATAAGGTATCTTTGCTGGCTTAAATGGATTAAGAACCATACGTAATAGTTTACCATTGCATATCCATATATTAGTTTGGAGTTCATCTTGGTCTCGTAGCTCTTTAGGTATTTCAATATTATACTCAAGTAACATAGCAACATCACACATACCCCAATATTCTAATACTTCAAATCTATCAATACTATTCTCAGGAGAGTAATCGGATAGATCATCTTCCCAATACTTCTGAATATAGTTTTCACCTGCTTCAACAACTTCATCAATAACATTAGCCCTAAATAAAGGTCTACGTTTTAATGCACGGAGTTGTGTTCTAGACATCTTGTGTCTTTCAATTACATACTGTGCTTCATCCATATTGGAAGCATCAGGGTCTGGATAAAAATTCCAAACAGACACATGTGATACTTGAGGAACTGTTTTGAATACAGGATCATATTCTCCCTCGTCATCCCAATTAGGATACTCTTTATCAATAGCAAATGGTCCTTTCATTACTCCAGTACCAAATAGTGCCATCTCAAAGGCTGTGCTTCTTAAATGTTTAGTAGCACCTGACTCTTCTAACTGATCCATTATCTTCTTCTGCATCTTTTTAGCAGCTACCATAGCAGGACTAAATGTAATTGCTGTTGGTGTTTTACCTACACCTTCTTTTAAATTATCTACATCTTTTAGTTTGTCAGCAAGAGGTCCTAGTTTTTCTTGTAGAGTTTGTGCAGTAGCTCCTGCTGGTAAACCCTTGCCATCTCCTGCAAAACCATATGGACTTTCCATATCATCTGAGTTTTTTAATTGGTCAGGTTCTTTAGGATCAAAGTTTACATCTGCAACAACACCCTCTGGTAATTCAGTAGGCTCTACGCTTATTGGGAATTTGTTTCCTGCAAATAAAACATCTACAATTTGTCCATAGGAAGCGAGTGTTTTTGTTTTAGTTACTTTGATAAATACTCGTGACTTCTCAGCTTCAGTAAACTGAACATCAGAGCCATATAGACCCCTATAGTTTCTGTAAGCTCTTACCCATCTTTCTTCATCGTTACGTCTATAGTCTTCTGACTTTTTGTAACGCTTTATAACAAAGGGTATTATACTTGATACATTTAAATCCTCTTGGCTACTGTCTTCTGTATCCTCTAAAGAAATTGAACTGTCATCCATTTGTATTTCATTATCAATCATATTTTATCCTTAATATCCAAAAGTAGAATCTGCTACAGGCATACCCCTATTAGGTGCACCCATTGGGTCGTAATCAAATATACTAAACCTTGGTCTTGACATTATACCATATCTTAACGCATCATACAAATGATCTTCTGCACGTGTGTCCACATCTTCCGGATTCTTTTTGTCCAAGGGCAAGGCAGGTAACTGTGAGATAGTGTTCGTGCAATTATTAAAGAAAACAAGTCTTGGTTGCTCCGTAAATTCATCTATTTGCAAACGTCTGTGTATTTCATTCTTACCTGATACACGACTACCTTTACTTCTATCTGAGGGTCTAAATCTGCAACCTCTCATCGTCATCTGTTCAGCCAAAGAAGGACCAGTATCCCCACGTTTATGCCACAAAGAACTGTCCAAAACCCCATACTTAATATTTCCATCATCGGCTTCTGCATCCAATATCATATCTGCCAAATCTGCGGCAAGTACTTTGCTACAATACAACTCTCTATATATAATAATCTGCTCATCTGGAGAAACAGCAAACCACAGCACCCCACTATAAGAACCATAACCATAATCGCAAGCCCTAAATTTAACCCAATTTCTTGGAATTGAAAAAGGCTCAATAACGTGAATATTCCTATCAAACTCAGAAAAAGCAGCACCTTCTTTAATATCCCAATCACCTTCAAGCAACTGCTTACGTTGGTGTTCAGGTAAGGATAGAAGCATTGTTTCGTAGTCACCTGTTTCTGCAAGATAGGGGTTGTCTGATAATCTTGCAGGTATAAATCTTCTTTTAAATAAGGGTTGTCCTGCTTTCGTGTGTCCTTTTGGGTAGGAAAGGATATTCCCTGATTCAATATCTGTGGCATCAAACTGTCTTCCGTAGGGTGCAGGGTCAATGAACATTTTCTTGACCCACTGATGACCCGGACCTCCGGGATTAGTTGTTGCTCTCATATACACAGGTAAGTCCTGTGCTACTGAACGCAATCGTGATCGCATATAGTTCCAAGCGTATGGAGTAGACCACTGAGTTAACTCATCAAACCCTATCCAACTAAATGCCAAACCTTGATAACGCAATACGTCATCTTCTCTATCTAGGTATGACATCCATAACCTTGCACCTGATGGTGCTTCCCACTGCATCTTTCTTTCTGACCACTTTATACCCTTCCATATCTGAGGGTATATTTCTTTTGACTTATATATAAGTTCTCTTAATTCTTCTGTCGTGTGTCGTAATAACAAACCACTAAACGATGGATGACCCATATATCTTAAAGGGTCTGCAAGCATGGCATAAGATTTACCACCTCCTGCTGAACCACCATACAGTACTTCTCTTTCACCTGCTGCAAGGAAATCAGTCTGAGGTCCTACGTTAGGTTTAAATACTATATTCTGTTCGGATACAGGCACAGCTTCTACGTCTGCTACTTCCTGTATGTTAGGCTCTTGAACCTGTTCTTTCTTCTTCAATGGCTTTCGCTTTTTGTATCGCCTTTTCTGCGTACTCAGACCACTTTCGGAGAGTTCTAGCCTTGTTCTTACGTTGTCTTTCATGCATTAACCTTTTTCGTAACCCTACGTGAGATATAACTCTGTCTGTTTTCTTTGTAATCCAATTAGCTACATCACGATAAGAATACTGTTTAATATATTTTCTAGCTAATTCTATTGCTTCTAGTTCATATGGTATTGGGTCAAGTAAATCAGGGTCTTCTTCATTTAACTTATATCCAAATGGAACAGTCCTAGCTATGCGTGGTATCTGTACCCATTCTTGTTCGTCTTCATCTTTTAAATCCGTTGGCTGTGGAAGTTTCCACTTGCCTACACTTCTATCCATCGTTCTTTGCAGGTAATAACATAACACCACCTGTGCTTTCAACTTGCATCTTCTCTGTCTTTACTAAGCCTGTTCTATCAAGTAACTCTTTAGCTGCAGCCATCTTATCTCTGATGCCTAGCTCTGTAGGATCATATAGACCACCCACCATAGCCATAGCAGCTTTAGGTGCGTTCCTGCTCATGTAAAGCTGAGTGGCTTCTAGTATCTCATCCTTTAAGGATTTAACTATGTCAGTAGTACTAGAGCCTTCAGAGTAACCTGCTAGTATCTTTGCTTGTACAACATCTCCGTTTGCTCCATCAAATAAAACAGCTAGAAACTTTGTTTGTCGTTCAGTTAATTCTCTACTCATGACGGTACTTCTTCCCTAGTAAACTGCCTATCAACTCGTGCTATCAATCTTTCGGCACGGTTAGTTGTTTGCTTATACCAATTACTGTCTTCCATCTCATCTGCCATACTTTGCCAATCTAAATCATTGACAGCAGCAATTAAGTTCTTAAACTTAGACAGCCTTGGTCTACCTAATTGAAAACACATGTTAGCTAATACATGTTGTATC